GCGCGTAGGGACGGGCGTGCCCGGCCCAGGTCGCCCCAAAGGCTCTCAGGATCGCATTACGCGCACGATCAAGGATGCCATCGAGATGGCCGCGCGTGACTGCCATCCGCGGGGCCTGGCGGGCTGGCTGGTTGAGCGCGCGCAGGGCGGCGTACAAGACCGGCAGATCTTCGCGACGATGGTCGCCAAGGTGCTGCCCGCCCAGCTGCAGGCCCAGGTCGACGGGGCAATAGTTGTGCAGCTGCCCTGGCTGCAAGGGCGCAACGTGGGTGGGTTCGTCCCATCTGCGTCCCAGCACAACGTGATCGACGCGCAAGTCGTTGATATCACGATGGAAAAGGACGGCAACCTTCGGGTTAGTGACCCGAAGCCAGCGCTCGAGGCGCCCAAAAGCGCCCAATCCGACCCCCATCCCCCCATCGATCGGCAGGCGGGGGGTGGCGAGGAGTAGGGGGCCCCTCCCCCCTCTCCCGCATTCCCAAAAAGGGGTGTTGAGAAAAAATGGACATCAACACCTACCGCCCCCGCGACGTATTTGTCCCGCTGCACAACCGCACCGCGCGCTGGGCGTGCGTTGTGGCGCACCGCCGCGCGGGCAAGACGGTCGCGATGTGCGCCGATCTCGTGGTGAGCGCGCTCGAGTGCAAGCACCCGAAGCCGCAGGTGGCGTACTTGGCACCGTTTCGCGAGCAGGCGAAGAAGGTCGCCTGGCAGTATTTGAAGGATTTAACGAAACCGCTCTGGGCAAAGCCGCCCAACGAGAGCGAGCTCAAGATCACCATCCACAACAACCGCCCAGGCGATCACAGCACGATCTACTGCGGCGGCAGTGACAACCCAGATTCGCTTCGAGGCCTCTACCTCGACGCGGTCGTGCTCGATGAGGTCGGCCAGATGCGCCCGAGCACCTGGTACTCCGTGGTGAGACCGGCTCTCAGTGATCGTCAAGGGAGTGCGATCTGGGCGGGGACTCCGGCTGGCAAGAATTTTTTCTGGCAACTGCGCGAAGAGGCGCGTCTGAACGCCGGCACGCACGTTCTGCTCGAGTTGCCGGCGAGCAAGACTGGGATTTTGCCCGAGGAGGAACTGCGCGACGCGCGTGCGCAGATGACCGAAGAGACCTACGCGATCGAATACGAGGTGAGTTTCGACGCCGCGGTACCGGGTGCGTACTACGCGAAGCAGATCGGAGAGCTTTATGAGCGTGAGCAAGTGGGTCAATTCGCAATTGACCCGGATTTTGCAGTGGATCTCGTTGCCGACTTGGGGTTCACCGACAGTTGCAGCTGGTGGGGATGGCAAACCACCCCCGGCGGATACCGCATCGTCGACTTCTACGAAGCCGACGGCCAGGCGATCGGGCACTACATCGACTGGGTCAAGGCCCGGCCGTACAAAGTCGGGCAAGTCTGGCTCCCGCACGACGCCAAAGCCAAGTCGCTCCAAACGGGCAAGTCGATCATCGAGCAGTTCCTAAGCGCCGGGATCACCCCGCGCATCGTGCCGGAGCTCTCGCTGCAGGACGGCATCGAGGCCGCGCGCATCGTGCTGCCGAAGTGCTACTTCGACGAGAAGGCGACCTACGACGGGCTTGAGCACCTGCGCGGGTACATGCGCGAGTGGGACGAGCGCACGCAGACCTACCGCAACCGCCCCAAGCACGACCAGCACTCGCACGCCTCGGACGCGTTTCGTTACTTGGCACTGGCCGCGAAACCGATTTCTTCCAATTTGTCAAGGGGTGATGTTAAGATCGCACCGCGTCAGGATATGAACTACAAGTTCTCCCTTGACGACGTTTGGGATTGCAGGCCGAGCCAAAGCAGGCGGGTAGGGTGATGGAAGAAAAAGACCGCATCGAATCTGCGAATGATTTTGCCGACACGCCGCAAGGCATGGCGCAGCGTTGGTCTGCCGAGCTTGAGGCGTCGAAGAAGGAACTCGGCAAGTTCCACGAGGACGCGGACAAGATCACGCGTCGGTACTTGGACAAGCGCGACGAGTGGCACGAAGAGACTGCCCGCGTGAACTTGTTCTGGTCGACGATGAAGGTTTTGCTGAGCTTGCTGTACGCCCGGCCGCCACGCGCGTCTGTGGCGCGTTCGTTTCTGGACGCGGAGGACGACCAGGCGCGCGTGGCCGGGCAGATCGTGCAGCGTTTGCTCAACCGCTCGTTCGACGACAACGTGTCGAACTGGGACGCCGCGGTGCGCACCGGTATCGAGGACTGGTTGATCGTAGGCTTCGGGCAGATGTGGCTGCGCTACGAGGTGCAGACCGAAGAGCGTGAGCAGCCGGCGGAGCTTGACCCGCTCACGGGCGATGAGCTCGTGCCCGCCTCGACCTACGAGGCGATTGTCGAGGAAGACGCCGCGGTCGATTACATCTACTGGAAGGATTTCTTCTGGTCGCCCGCGCGCACCTGGGACGAAGTGCGCTGGGTCGCGCGCCGCGTGTACATGACGAAAGATCAGCTCGTCGCTCGCTTTGGCGAGGAGATCGCGAAGGTGGTACCGCTCGGTACGCTCAAGCCGCGCGGCTCAAACGATCAGACGCCGAAGCACGACGTATGGTCGAAGGCGGAAGTGTTTGAGATCTGGAACAAGGAAGACAAGAAGGTCTACTGGCTCGCGAAGGGATGCGAAGTCATTCTTGACGTGAAGGAAGACCCGCTCGGGCTTGAGAGCTTCTTCCCCTGCCCGAAGCCCTTGGCGGCGAACATCACCTCAAGCAACTTCATGCCGCGCGCGGATTACATATTCGCGCAGGACCAGTTCGACGAGCTCGACGAAATCAATACCCGCATCACCTGGCTCACGCGCGCGGCGAAGGTCGTTGGCGTTTACGACAAGTCTGCCGACGGCATTCAGCGCATGTTCAGCCAAGCGGCCGAGAATCAGCTGATCCCGGTCGACAACTGGGCGATGTTTGCCGAAGCCGGCGGCATTAAGGGCAAGGTGGAGTGGGTGCCGATCGAGGCGGTTGTGAACGCCATCGAGCGCCTGCGCCAGTACCGGCAGGACAAGACGATGCAGATCTACGAGGTGCTCGGCATCTCGGACATCATGCGCGGCTCGAGCAAGGCGAGCGAGACGGCGGCAGCGCAGCAAATCAAGGCGCAGTTCGGCTCGACTCGCGTCCAGCTGATGCAGTTCTACATTGCCGAGTGGATCACGCAGGCGCTGCGGATCAAGGCGGAAATCATAGCCAAGCACTTTCAGCCCGAAACGATCGCCATGCGATCGAACATCATGCGCACGCCGGATGCGCCCTACGCGCAGGCCGCGATCCAGCTCATCAAGGACGAGAAGCTCGCCGAGTACCGCATCTCTGTCGAGGCCGACTCGATGGCGGCGATGGACTGGGCGGCAGAGCGCGACGCGGCGGTACAGTTCATGCAGGGCCTGGGCGCGTTCATCTCGCAGGTCTCGCCCGTTGCGCAATCGACGCCGGGCGCTGGCCCCTTCCTGCTGCGCTTGATGCAGTGGGCGGTGGCGAAGTTCCGCGTGTCGACCGAGATCGAGAGCGTGCTCGACCAGGCGATCGGCGCCATGAACCAGCAGCTGCAGAACCCGCCGCAGCCGCAGCCCGACCCGCAGTTGCTGCTCGAGGCGGAGAAGATCAAGTCGAACGAGCGTATCGCGATGCTCGAGTCGCAGAGCGACGAGAAGGTCGCCGCGCTCAAGGCGTCGGTTGAACTGCAGAAGATTGAGATGCAGGCCAAGTTCGATCAGATGGCGGCGCAGTACGAAGCCATGATGGCGATGATGCAAGCGCAGCGCGATCAGACGCAGTTCAAGCAGCTCTCTGGCGCGGTCGGTGAGTTGTCCGAAAAGACGGACGCAGGCCAGGCACAGTCATCCGAGCAGCTTCAGCAGTTGATGCAGACGCTGGCAAAGAAAAAGAAGCGCATTCCTGTGCGCGACGCGAACGGCGACATCGTTGAAGTTCGCGAGGAAGACGAAGATCCCATGCCTTCCCCGGTCGGCCCGGTTGGCGTGTTGCCCGATTTTGGCCGGCCGATGAACTAACAGGAGAATTTCGATGTCGATGACCAATGCCGCAGAGGCAAACCTGCTCAACTTGTTGTTCCTTAATCTCGACTGGGCAAACATTGGCGACGCCGCTGGATTGCAGAACTCTGCCACGGCGGGGTCGTTCTACGTTTCGCTTCACACCGCAGATCCCGGCGAGGCCGGCAGTCAGTCGACGAATGAGGTTTCATACACCGGATACGCGCGCGTGGCCGTCAATCGTGCTGCGGGCGGCTGGACGCTGTCGACCTCGACGATCAGCAACACCGCGCTCGTTCAGTTCGGACAATGCACGGGCGGCAGCGCGACCGCGACGCACTTCGGCATTGGCACCGACTTGTCGGGCGCCGGCAACCTCATTTTCAAGGGCTCGCTGACGTCGTCGCTGTCGATCAGCAACGGCATTCAGCCGCAGTTCGCTGCCGGCGCGTTGACTGTAACGGTCGACTAATGTGTGGCGCTACGTCTGTGTGCATTGCTTGCGTGAGCTGCTCCAATTGGAAGACGGCAGCGTCGAGCATTGCCCAGATCATCCCGACGGCAGCGTCGAGGTGATGGAGGCAGACGATGGCCTTTAACGGCATTGCACCACTTGCCGCCGCTGTGGCGGAGAACGGCCGCGAATGGCAGTCGTTTTTCTTTAAGACGTCTGTGCCTGCACCAGGCGCAGGGCGCTGGGCGGACGCATCGGTCGGCGCCGGTATCCCTATCTACAACCCATACGTCGGCGTGCAGCTTGAGGCGACGCCGGTTACTGGATCGGGAAACCGCGGCATTTACGTCGGGCCGCAGCCGGAAAGCGGGCAAAGCAAGTACATCCACGCAATGCAGGCCGTTTCAGTTTCTGCTGGCGTTCCGCTTTACATGTTGCTCGCAGATTATGTGATGTTTTATCCGCTCATTGACGGAGACAGCACCGACGCGCAAACGATGGACAACACGCTGACGCTTCCGCGATACACCTCTGGCGAAGGCGTGCGTTGCATGTTTGTTGTGCAGACGCCAATGGCGCAGAGCGGCACCGTGACGATGAGCTACACCAACAGCGCAGGCGTATCTGGTCGCACGACGACGTTCGGCATCAACCTCAGCTCTGTCATTGGCTGCATTGTCAACACGTCATCCTCAAGCAACGCGGCAAGCGCTGAAGCGCCCTTTGTTCCTCTCGCAAATGGCGACAAAGGAATTCGCAGCATTGAATCCGTGACTGTGGCCGGCGCGCCGGGCGGGTTTTTGAACGCCGTTTTAGTAAAACCGCTTGCGCATCTGCAGCTTCGCGAAAACAGCACCGCTGCCGAAAAATTCATGGTTCCGCAATCGGCTTCGTGCCCGAAGGTTGAGAACGGCGCCTATCTAAACTGGATCATCAACAACGCATCTGCGACCGCACCGGTTCTGCGCGGGTTCGTTCATTTTGCCTGGAGCTAATCATGCCTTTTTCTTCAATGGATGACTTGGTCAGTGAAATCACGAACGGCAAGTTCGCGCGCTTCGACTGGAACAAAATCACCGGCGCAAGCGCGTACACCGCTGGTCGTTGGTATGACTTCTCAAACCTCGCGGGAACTCCTGTTGCAAACGCTTGGGCGGGCACTGCGCTGGCGTGGCGGTCATGCGACGAGACGACTGGCAATGGTACGCAGATCTTTGGTTTGCCAAACGGCGGCAACGTCTCGACCAACACTAAGCACGTCCTCAACGTGCAGGCTGTGACGGGCGTCGCGACTGGCGTGCCTGGGCAGTTGATGCTGGTCGATCTGCAAGGGTACTGGCCCGGCATTCAGTTGAACTCGGCGCTGGCTCAGACGCTGACTGGCACCCCGACGCTGCGGTACACGAACGGCGCTGGTTGCCGCTTGTTCAGCGTGATTACGACCGCCGCTGGCGCAACCGCGCAGAACTTGGCGTTGTCGTACTCCAACACGGTGCCGACCTCTGGTCGCTCGCTGCCGGTCACGGTTGCGATGACCGCCTCAGCGATCGTCGGCCACATTTCGCACTCCGGCACGGCCGCCAACAACTACGGCCCTTTCCTACCCTTGGCGTCGGGCGACACTGGCGTGTCAAACGTGGCCTCGGTCACGATGTCCGCGGCAAACACCGCGGGCGTGATGGCGTTGTGCCTTGCGCGACCGTTGCTCACGTTGCCGCTCACGACCGTATCGGTCGCTGCCGAGCGCGACCTGTTGAACCAATTGCCGAGCCTGCCGCGAGTGATGGACGGCGCGTGTCTGACGTGGCTTTATTTTGCGGGCGCTGCGACGGCTGCAAGCACTAACTTCTACGGCTCTGTGGAGTTCGGGTGGGGCTAAAGCAGAACACGACCCTGCTGGCCCAGCTGCCGTTTCGATTGATCGGCGGCGACCCCGGCACTCTGCGCTCGATGTGGGGGCGCACGGATCTGCGCAACCAGAGCGTAGGGGAAGGCATACCTTCCGAGCTTGCGGGCATCCCCTACGGCCACCTTGCGCCGTCGTCGTGGGTGCTGCCTTACCAGGGCGGCGCGATGTCGGCGTTTACTTATGTCGGCGCGTCGTTCGACGTTTCGCCGCTGAACGTCGCCGCCGGCGTCAATCTCACTGGCCCGACGACCCTTACGTTTACAGTCGGCCCAAGCCAGCTCGATCTTGTCGTCAGCGCCATCGGCAGCAGCAGCGTCACGTTCACTGTTGGCGGCAACATCGCCGGCGCATTGCAGGCGGTTGGCGCGACGTCGGTCACGTTCACGGTTGGGCCTTCAACGCTTGGCGCAATTATCGACGCCGTTGCAAGCGCGCTCGTGACGTTCACGGTTACTGCCACGCCGCGCGCAACGGGCAACCTTGAAGGCGCGGTGACGCCATTCACAGAGCTTTCGCCGCAATCGCTTTCGGCGGCTGTGTGGTCTGCGCTCGCCAACCAGTACAACGAGCCCGGCACGATGGGCGAATTGCTCAACTCGGCAGGCTCTGCCGCCGACCCGCTGCTCGGCATCGTCGAGGGCACGCTCACGCTGCGCGATGTGATGCGTCTGCTGCTCGCGGTCAACGCTGGCGATGCCACCGGCCTTGAAGGAAACACGATGGTGTTCCGTTCGCAGGACGGCACGACGATCCGCGTCGAGGCGTCTTACACCGACGGCGATCGCACGATCACTACGGTCGACCCGACATGAGTTACTTCGGACAGTACGTCGGCGAATATCCTGGCAACTGGTGGGGCGCTGCCATTGCCCCGCCACCGCCCGTGCAGGAGACGCGCGGAGGATATCCGCCGCGGCGTCGGCGCGCCAAGCAGCGCGAGTTCGAGGACGAGCTGCGCACGAAGGAAGACATTCGGCAGCGCATTTTGGCAATGATCGACCCGTTTGCCGAGGCGGCGGTTGTAGTGACGCGAGGCAACGTCGTGGCGGTACTGCCCGACGAGGGCAAGCAGATCGCGCTGCCGGTTCCGCCTGCCTTTAACGCGGCCGAAGTCGCGCAGATGGTTGTTGAGCAGTTGAATGCGTTTGGAGTGGAAGCAGAGCGTGCCCGCACCGCTGAGGCGCAAGCCCGCGCGCGAGCGCTCGTGGATGCGTTCATTGCAGAGCAGGAGCGCCGCACGCGCAAGCGCCGGCGCGAGGAAGAATGGCTGTTGTTGATGAACTAGGTGGGGTATGGAAGAGCTAATCAAAGAACTGCGGCGACGTGCTGCAAGCATGGTAAGCCTGAACTCGCCAGCTGATCAGGACGCGGCCGATATTGGCGCGGATATTGCGCTCGGCTTTGTGCCCGTTGTTGGCACAGCTCAAGCCGGTCGCGACTTTGAGCGCGCGCGGCGCGATAACGACAAGCTCGGCATGGTGCTTTCGGCCGCGGCCGGTGTGCCCGTTGTCGGCGGCGTTGCGAAGGCGGCGAACAAAGGCCGAAAGGCAAAGAATACCGTCGACGCTTTGCGCGGGTATGACCCGGCAAAGGTCGCTGTCGACTATCCAGACCGCGCGCCGCCGGTGTGGAAGATGGACAAAAAGAAAGGCGAGAAATTTTTAGGCAAAGATCTTTCGCCAGAAGCAAAGGCGGTTCAGAAGGCTCGCCAGGTTGCGCAGAAGGACATCGACGCCGGCAACTACACGCCATATTTCAACGTAGACGAGCGCTATTACGTTGACGCGTCAAATTACCCGCTGCAAGGCGACACCTTGACGGATGCAATGCCGAAGAAACAGGCGACCATCGACAAGTACAAGTCGCGATTCGATACGCCAGAGGTTCGCCAGCGATTGCAGGCGGCGTTCCTACGCGGGAACGCAGACCCGAACGCGCAGCGCTGGTACGCGATGGGCCAGCTCGAGAAGGCTTACACGGACGAGCTCGGCGAGAAGGCCGGACGCGCCGCGTTCAAGACCGACTTTGCCGACGCAATGGCGGCGACCACCGGCGGCGCAGATCCGACCGACAATCTGATGATGGCGCACTACGGAAATTTCCAGCGCGCAAGGAACCAGGCTATTCCCGACAAGGCGTATGACTTGCCGTTCCCCATTGGCGGCCGGTACGCCGGCGGCAACCTTGAGATGTACGACAAGGTCATCAACCGCGGGCGCAATTTCGTCGCGGGCGAGACGCCGAAGCGCTTCAATTTCTCGGCGAACTTCCAAGGCCATCGCAACCGCGCAACGATTGACGAGCAGATGAGCGGCGGGTTTGAGAAAGGGCTAAAGGCGCCCCCTGGCGATTCCTACGGGGTGATGGAGGCGATCGTCGGAGACATTGCACGGCAGAACAAAGTGCCCGCGGCAGAGGCTCAGGACGTTATGTGGGCAGGGCTGAAGGGCACGGCAGGAAAGCCGATGATTCAGCACGTCAACGAGGCGATCGAGCGCACAGCACGCATCACCGGGCTGTCTCCCGAGGAAGTGCTACGCAAGAACCTCATCCGCAAGATGGGCCCGATGTACGGCATCGGAGCGGCTGGCGTTGGCACCGCCGCGCTAATGGGTCAAGACGAGGACGAGCTGTGATCGTCCAGCTCAATCTTGAGGTCTTTCACCTTGCGCAGCTCGGCTGCCGAAACAACTTGGTCAAGTAAGGGAAACATGTCGCCAGTGTCTATAACCAATCCGGCCGCGCGCAAAAACGCGCCCCAGGTGCTTTGCGGCACTCGCACAACCTTGTCTCCCGTCACGATTACTACGTCTTTCATACGTTCCTCCTGTTGAGATTATAGCAACGATGACACGCAGACGCTACATATGGGATGACGAGCTCAAGGATCTCGTCGAAATCACCCCCGACTACCGCCCGGCGGCCAAAAGGGGCGCGCTCAATCACCTGGGCGGCCTTTGGGGCGATCGGCACTACGACGGGCTGCGCGCGACCGACGGCGCGGACATCTCAAGCCGCAAGCGGCACCGCGAGTACATGAAGCGCACGGGCCTCACGACCGCGGATGACTTCAAGGACACCTGGGCAAAAGCCAAGGTCGAGCGCGAGCGGTACTACACGCAGGGCGGCTCGGTGCGCAAACAGGATATTCGAAACGCGATTGAACGACTCCAAAACAGAAGGTAACCCATGAGTGACACCACCACGATCAGAGACGCCCTCGAGGCGGCAGTGCCCGTCGACGAGCCCGTAGAAACTTCAGCACCAGAGCCCGTCAGCGAGCCGGCCAGCGAGCCCGCCAGCGAGCCCGCCGCCTCGGCGCCGGAGGCTCCCAAAAGCGACGGCCGCGACGAGAAGGGACGGTTCAAGCCCAAGGACGCGCCCGTGGCGCCCGAGACGACGGAGAAAGCCGCCGCAGAGCCCGCGCAGGGCATTCAGCCCGGCCCAAAGGCCGAGCCCAAGTCAGTTCCAAAGGACCGCGCTCCGGCCTCCTGGCGGCCCGACGTGCGTGAGCACTGGGCGCAGTTGCCCGAGCAGGTGAGGGCGGAGGTTGCCCGGCGCGAGCAGGAAGTGCAGCGCACGCTGCAGGATACGGCCGAGGCGCGCAAGTTCTCGGATCAGCTCAACCAAGTGATTCGGCCCTACGAAATGTTCATCAAGGCCGAGAACAGCAACCCGCTGCAGGCGATCGACAATCTGATGGCGACCGCGGCCAAGCTGCGCACGGGCACCGCGCCCGAGCTCGCGCAGATGGTGGCTGGCATGGTCAAGCAGTTTGGCGTTGGCCGGTTCGGGCAGACGTTCATCGAGCAGCTCGACTCGGCGCTGGCGGGCGAAGTGCCGCGCGTCGACCCGGTGCAGAACCAAATGCAGCAGGTACTG